GAAAGCAATAGACGAGGTTGGCTTCCACCGAGACGTGCGAAAAGCCGTCGAGAAAAAACGCGAAAGGAAAATCAGATATAACAACAGATAAACTCATCGAAAGGTGGATGAAGCTATGACGTATATGGACTTGCAAGCAATACGGCATTATGTACGCCAAGTGCAAAAGATAATCTACGAAACACGCAGCTGTATTGTTATCGGGTGTGATAATTGCGAATGCGCTTACATTTGTGAATTGACAAATTGCTTGCTAAAGTTTATACAGCATGAGATAAACCGATACGACGTAAAAGGAGAATTGAAAGATGATAACGATTAGCACAAGAGACTACACTAAGGAAAGCGAAAGGAAGGCAAAATAAATGGCGAAAGCAAATCAATGCGATATATGCAAAAGTTTTTATGTAATTAAGTGGAATAGCGTTGAAATCGAAATAAAAAGGTCTGCTTGCGTGCGAGACTATTATGATGTGTGCCCGGAGTGCGCAAAAAAAATTGAAGCCTTTATCAAAGGAAAAACGGAGAAATTAAAGTGACAACAGATGAACTCATCAAGGCGCTCACGCGCATGAAATCGGAGACCGGCTCGCTGGCAGACTCCTTGTGCTGCTTCGGTTGCGGGCATGAGCATAACTGCGGCGTGCATGGGTGCGCGGTTATTCGGGAGGCGATAAAAACCGCGAAGCTGTATCAAGCGGCGTATAAAGTGCTCGAGCGGCAGCGGGACTGTGACACATGCCTTTACAACAATCCGTGCGGAATGGACGATTTGCGCTGCACGGTCTGCACGAGAGGGCAAAAATGGAGATGGGACAGAGGAGGCGTAGAATAGTGACTAAAATAATCTTGGTCGTGCTCGTAATCGTGGCGACGCTCACGGAGTGCATCGTGATGCGCAAGTCGCGGGAGTACGACGCAGCGGACAATATTGCCGGGCTTGAGCGATGTGTAAAAGCCATGGTGGTGCTTGGCTTAGTGGGCATTGCCGCGGCGGTGGCGTTTGTGGTGATGTGATTTTTGAGGAGGTAAGTCAATGTTCAAAAAGATTTTTGCAGTGTTAACGGCGCTTATGGTTTTGTTCGCCGCAGCAGGGTGCTCAGAAGCCGACAAGGTGAACCACAATATCAGCCAACAGGCAGAATATTTTCAGTCCGAACGGCGTGTGACTGTGTGGAACGCTCGCACGGATAACGTCATCATGTACATAGAGGGATATATCAACATCAGCAACAACAACACAGACGAACTGGTCGTTACGGCAAAGGTAGGCGAGGACAGCTACAAGGTGAACTACGTGTATTTGAACGATTACACCCTGTACGTTGTTGAGGACATCAGCGGGACGCATACAGACCCGTACCACTACAAACTGTACTTTAACACCAACGTGCTGCCAGAAGTTGAGCTGAAACCGTAAAGCAACGGAAAGGAGGAGATGCGATGACGAAAGAACTTTTGGAGCAATACCCAGACATCTGCGCGGAAATCGAAGAGCTTGAGCGCGAGAATAAAACGGTGATAAGCGATATAGTGCGCGGATCATCGGATGAGTTTCCGTTTACCGAGCACCCGATCACCGTGCGCGGGCTTGGGCCGCAGAGATATGCCGAGCACATTGCAAAGCTCAAAGCGCAAAAGCAAGAGATAGAGCAATTTGTATTCGGCATCAAAAGCGCATGGTTGCGGCGCGTCGTGATGCTTCGTGCGTTTCATGGCTATTCGTGGGACAGGGCCGCGGCGCAGATGAGCAAAAGCGGGAAAGTTCCGGCGATCAACACGCTCAAAAGCCAGTATTACAGTTTATTCAAGCCGGGCGAAAAATAGTTTTTGCTTTTCGGCGTTTTTGTACCAAATGGTGCGTTTTGGTCTGTATACTGGATAATAGAGATATTAGGCAAGGCGCCGGGGATTAGGTTCCTCGGCGCTTTTGCTGTGCAGGAGGCGCCGATGGAAAAACAGACAGCTTTAGAGAGCAACGCAGAGTACGAGGCGTTTGTGGACAAATTTAAGCCTAAGTTAACGACGGATGACTGCTACACGCCGCCGGAGGTATACGAGGTGGTAAAAAATTGGGCGTGTGCAAAATACGGGATTGATCCTGCAAAGATCGTTCGTCCCTTTTATCCGGGCGGTGATTATGAGAGTTTTGATTATTCCGGCGGCGCGGTAGTCGTTGACAATCCGCCTTTTTCAAAACTCGTTACGATCTGCAAATTTTATTTAAGCGAGGGCGTGCCGTTCTTTCTATTCGCGCCGGAGCTGACGTTGTTTTCCGGGCGAAGTATATTTACGCAAATAAATCACATAGTTCCCGGATGCACGGTAAAATACGAAAACGGTGCACTTGTAAAAACGGCATTTGTAACAAGCTTTGATGCACATATCGCCGCGATGACTGCGCCGGACTTAGGGCGGGCAATAGTGGCGGCACAAGAGGAGCCGAGCAAAAGCCTGCCACGATACGACTACCCAGATAACATACTGACGGGGACAATGATGCAAAAGATGGCACGCAACGGCATTAGTTTGGAGATATACCAAAAGGAGTGCGCACAGGTTGGCCGCTTAGATGCACAGCTTGCCGTTAAAAAATCCATATACGGCGCAGGGCTTTTGCTTTCCACCGAAGCCGCTGAGAAAGCGGCAGCGCAGAAAGAAGCCGCTGAGAAAGCAAAGAAAGCAATAAAGTGGAGCTTTTCGGAGCGAGAACTAAAGCTAATCGAGGAGCTCGGGAGGAAAGCAAAGAGATGAGTAAAAAAGCATATCGCCCGTGCCCACGCCCAAGCGGTTGTGTTTGGGATACATACGCGAGGACGGGCGAGCATTTGTGTATGCTTGTGGTTTGCCCGTATGCGCTCTGCGCCGCGCGGCTGACGGAGGGGCGGGAAGCGTATCTGCGGGATGCCGAGAAGAAAGAGCGCGGCGATTCGGAGGTAGGATCATGAGCTTTGATTACAACGCGCCGAGATGGCGAAGGTTGCGAGCGTCTGTGCTGAGGCGGGATGGCTATCTATGTCGGTATTGCCTGCGGTATGGTCGGCGCCGTCAAGCGACAACCGTGCACCACATCGAGCACGCGGATGAGCATCCGGAGCTTGCGTACAACGCAGACAATCTTATTAGTTTGTGTGAGGCGTGCCACAACAAAATGCACCCGGAAAAAGCGAAGAACGCGGGGAAGTACGGAATATGAGAGACCACAGATACCCCGCCCTCATCCGACGCGCCTTCCGGGGCTGGTAGGGACCGGCGGGGGTAACTCTTTCCAACTCTGGGCAGATTTTTGACAAAAGGGATGCAGGATATGACCAAAAACAAATGGAAAAAACTGATTTTGGAGCAGATGTCTGCACTAGGGGTGCAGAAGGACGCGTATGATTCCGCGGTGGAGACTTTGGCGGGAATCCTAGAGCAGCGGGACAAGACTTTCAGGGAGTTCCAAGCTTCCGGCGGAAAGTCTGTCATCGAGTACACGAATAAGGGCGGATCGACAAATATGACGAAAAATCCGCTGCTTGTCCTTTGGGATGATCTGAACAAGAGTGCTTTGGCGTACTGGCGCGAGCTTGGAATGACACCCTCGAGCTATAAAAAAATGACGGGAGACGCGCCGCGTTTGGAAAAGCCGGGCGGACTGGCTGCGGCGCTTGCCAGCATTGAATCCGGTTAAAGGGAAAAACTGGCCGGATGTCCTCGAGTACGCCGAAAGCATTCGGGCTGGTCGAAAAGCGGCGTGCATGGAGTTGCGCCAAGCTGTGGATCGGTTCTTTTCAGATCTCGATAATCCCGAGTACTGGATGGATAGCAAAGCGCCCGAGTTTTGCATCCGGATCATCGAAAAAACGATTTGTCACCAGCAGGGGGAGAAGCTGGACGGCACGCCGCTGCGTGGTACGCCGTTCAAGCTCGAGCCGTTTCACAAATTCATCGTTTACAATCTTGTGGGCTTCAAGCTGCGCGGGACGGACGTCGTTCGATTCCACGAAGCGCTGATTTTTATCCCCAGAAAGAACATCAAGACGAGCTTTGCCGCGGCACTTTCATGGGCGCTCTCACTCCTATACCGGCGCAGCGGGTCAAAGACCTACATTGCGTCGGCGGCACTAATGCAGTCGCTGGAGAGCTTCAATTTTTTGGACTACAATGTCCGCCGGATGGGTGAGGACGCAAAAAGCGGCGGGTCTGTCAAGATCATCGACAATAACAACGAGCACTCCATGGAGGCCACGCTTCCGGACGGCTCTTTTTTCATCCGCGCACTGGCGGCAAACCCGGACGCGCAGGATTCGCTCAACTGCAACATTGCGATCTGTGACGAGATGCACGCTTTTAAAACGCCGAAGCAGTACAACCTTTTTAAGGAGGCCATGAAAGCCTACACCAATAAGCTGCTGATCGGAATATCGACTGCGGGCGACAATGAGCAGGCATTCCTCGGGCAGCGGCTAAAATATTGTCGAAAGGTGCTGGACGGCACGGTGAAGGATGAGCAGTACTTTATCTTTATGTGCTGCGCAAATCCAGACGAAAACGGGAATATCGACTACACAAACCCGATCGTGCATGAAATGGCAAACCCAGCCTACGGCGTGAGCATTCGCCCAGATGAAATTTTAAACGACAGCCTGCAGGCGCAGAACGACCCGCAGCAGCGTAAGGATTTTTTTGCAAAAAGTCTGAACGTCTACACGAACGCGGTCAAGGCATATTTTGACATTGAGGAGTTCAGGCGGAGCGACGCCAAGTACAGCTGGACGCTCGAAGAGTTGGCAAGGCTGCCAATCGACTGGTACGGCGGCGCGGACTTGTCAAAGCTCCACGACTTGACGGCTGCGGCACTTTTTGGACATTACAAGGATGTAGATATCGTAATCACGCATGCGTTTTTTTCGATTGTCGCCGCGCATATCAAGGCGGAGCAGGACAACATCCCGCTTTTTGGTTGGCAGGACGACGGCTGGCTCACGATGTGCAACAGCCCAACCGTTAACCATGCGGACGTGGTCAACTGGTTCGTGGATATGCGGAAACGGGGGTTCAAAATCCGGCAGGTCGGGCATGACCGGAAGTTCTGCCGTGAGTATTTCATCGGCATGAAATCGGCGGGTTTTCAGATCGTCGATCAGCCACAGTATTTTTACAAAAAGTCGGAGGGCTTTCGACATATCGAGCAGAGCGCAAAAAACGGTGCTCTTTTTTATTTGCACTCGGAAGCCTACGAGTACTGCGTGGAAAACGTGTCCGCCGTCGAAAAGACGGACGACATGATCCAATATGACAAGGTGCAGCCGGCACACCGCATCGATCTTTTTGATGCGTCGGTGTTTGCCTGCATCCGATACCTCGAAAGCCTTGAAAAAAACAGGGCGGCGAAGAAATGGTGGGGTGAAACTTGAGCAAAAAGAAAAGAAGCAGGCCTGCGCCGCGCGCCGAGCCGGTGCGCAGGAGCATTGCCTTTGCGGGCGCAGACCTGTGGGAATCTATCGAATGCCGGGGCTACGTGAGCCTTGCGCAGAATCCAGAGATCTGCACGGCAGTGGACACGATCGCGCGGCTGATCGCGAGTATGACCATCCACCTGATGGAAAACACGGAGACCGGTGACATCCGGGTCAAAAACGAGCTGAGCCGCAAGGTGGACATCAGCCCGAACAACAACATGACCCGCGCGGCGTTTATCCACTGGATTGTCAAGACACTGATGCTCGAGGGAAACGGAAACGCGGTGGTGTGGCCGGAAACGCGGCGCGGCATTCTGCGCGACCTCAAACCGGTGCCGCCAGCTTTTACGGCGTTTGTCCCGGATGGCGTGTGGGATTATCGTGTGGTGATCGCCGGGCAGGAGTACGACCCGGACGACGTGCTGCACTTTGTCCTGAATCCCGGAAGCTATTATCCGTGGAAAGGCGAGGGCTACCGTGTCGCGCTGACAGACG